CTGAAATTAAAGATTGAAAAATTCCAATCTTTAAAATCTATATTGAATACTGTATCCTGAAAGTTTTTATTTTTAATTTTATCTTTAGGAACTATCTTTAATAATTCTCTAAACATTTCTCTTTTTGTTTTCATTTCATTGTTTTGTTTTATATCCTACCAGAAGTTAAACCTTCTGCTTTCGATAAGTGTAATTCACTTAGATAAGATATTTGTTAATAGTTAGAACTTATGTTTTCATTTGTTTCTATAAAGTCTGTATAATTATCTATATCATCTAATAGATTAGATACTGTTTTTATAGAAAAGATAAGAAATGCAATAACCATTAAAAATACGGTTATTAATCCCATAATCATCAAATAGGTAATTTCAATCATTGTTTTATTCTTTTGTTAGTTTATATTCAAATAAATCATATTCATTAAGTAATGACAATAATTCATCTATCTTTAATTTGTTTATATTGTAATTAGACATAGTAACTAATTTAGAAGCATGTAATGAGCTATCTAATGTAGGAATGTCGATACTTAGTCCATTAGATAATCGTCCATCTAATTGAGCCTTTCTAGCTTCTCTTCTAAGATATGATAGCATCTGGAATCTATTAGCTATTATCTTTTCATAGAAAGAATCTTTTGTTTTTTCTAATATCATATATTTATTGTATAGGATTTATTACTTGATAATCAATAGTAAAATATAGTCAGTTATGTTTATATTTTCGTTAGGGGCAATACTGCTTCTGTGTTTCATAGCAAAGTTTCGTTTAAAATTAATCAAAAATGCCATCGCTATAAGTAACCGAAATGAGATGCAACGATTTCACCTATTGCTCCTAAATCACCTTCTTTGTATTCAGGCATATTTTCATCGTAAAACACAGCAATTTTATTATCTAAATCGTTGTATTTTCGTTCGATATTTTCAAGCATTTTCGCTGCTTCAATTATTCCTCCATATAACTTAAATGCTGCATCTGCATCACTTAATATCATTCCTCCTTTTAAAATTTCTTCTAATGTTTTTGATAATTGCATAATTTGCCTCCTTAAAATATTAAAAATTTATGTTCGTTTTCAACCAATCATTTGTGCTATTTTCCGCACTGTTTTTACACGCAACCGTTAGACACAATAAAATTATTGCACCAATTCAAGTTTATCGTGGATGAATAAATTCTTTATGCATATAATTAGTATTAAGTAAAAAACTATTAGGTACTTTGAAACAGTTAAAATAACAATCTCATTTTCCTAATAGTTTCTAACTAACAAAACAATGAAAAACAAATATCGTTATTTATTAATTATTTTTAATGGGTCTTCCCATTCTTTATATACCTTATTCCCTTTAGTATCATTTTCTAATGGAATAATATTAGTATTGTTAATAATGCTATTTAAGCTATCAATTACTAGTACTTGATTATCGTAAGTATTTCTAAGATTAAAGTTACTACATTTCTGCATTCCTATTATAAGTAAAAGTATTACAATAGTAATTACATATAGTATTCCATTTGTAGTCTTCAAGGTCTGATTCATATTATCAGATTCCTTATAAATGTATTTATCTTTTTCCATGTTATTGTTGTTTTAAAGATTATTATCTTTTAATAAAGATAATCCATAGTTTAAAATTTTGATTTTCATAGCATCAGCAGCCTTAGCAGCAGCATAAGCAGCAGCATCAGCAGCATCAGCAGCTTTAGCAGCATAAGCAATAGCATAAGTAGCATAAGTAGCAGCATCAGCAGCATAAGTAGCAGTATCAGCTGCATTAGCAGCCTTAGCAGCAGCCTTAGCAGCATAAGTAGCGGCATAAGCAGCATAAGTAGCATAAGCTGCATCAGCAGCATAAGCAGCAGCATAAGCAGCATCATCAGCAGCATCAGCAGCCTTAGCCGCCTTAGCAGCATAAGCAGTAGCCTTTTTATTTTTATTACTTGGATCACTTATGCAAAGTTTAGCAGCCTCTATTGCTAATCTAGGCTTGTTATCATTAGGATATTTCTTTTCAAATATATCAATTACTTGTTCCGCAGCGAATACTGCATAAGATACATATTGATTGTATTCCATAATGTGAACAATAAGCCAATTTGCCCATTCTAACTTATCTTTTTTAATAAGCTTTTCTATGAAATCAATAGAATCTAAATCTAAATATCCATTATTAGAAACATATTCTAATTCTTCTTCACAGACTTTTTTTTCTATTAAAAATTCTTTTGTTATTCTCATTGTTTTGTTTTTTAGTTTATTCTTCGTTTAATATATCTTTTACTACTTTGTCTATATAGGACAAGTCTTTTGTCTCACTTACTATAAATACTTCATGCTCTACATTATCTTGTAGCTCTACATTAAGAGCATCAGTATCTTTCCAGATTATTAATTGTTCTATCATAGTTTATTTACAATTAAAATAATGTACATAATAGCTAACAAAAAATTGTAGAATTAAAGCTACATAAAGTATAGCGCAAATCCCATATGTAAGAGACAAATTATCTTCAATACCTAAATAATCTAAAAATTTAGTTATTTGATAAGCTAACCATATAACAATTACTAATCCGATTAGAATTACAACAACACTTAAAAATATCATAGTTATTATTTTTTAAATTATTAAATTAAACACTAAATTAAACGATTTAAGACATTCAATACACAAAGCTATATAAACATATCACTAATAAGATTAAAATAGCATAGCAATCGCCGAATACGATAAATATATTATTAGAAACTATATGATTATATTTCATTAATAGACATATAATAAATATACATAAGGTCATGTACATCTACTACTTCTTCTAAAGGCATAGAACAATATCTTTTATTTTTAGCAAACAACATTATAATACTACCATTATATATACTATACACTATACAGTCTTTCATTATACCTGTTTTTACATTAGCAAATTCAATAGCAAATGTTTTAGACTTATTAATATAAGAATCTCCTATATCCATCTTTAATCGAAAGCTTTTATATATCTCTTCTCTTAACTCTTTCCTTAGCTTATCAAGATTCTTACGAAAATACTCATGTGTTTTCATACAATATTATTTAAAATTAATTACTACTACCTACACCATTCAACTTACCCTATTTTCGCCAAGCATACAAAGTATAAAATTATTACTCACCATATACATACACATATACCCAAATATAACATAAACAACTTATATATACACCACATATTGCCATATTACCAAATCTTAAACCAGACAACATCACCGCTTCATGACTATACACACTCTACATGCCTTGTCAATACTGAAAATAATGAAATGTGTTCTAGTAACTGCATGTGTATCACATCTTTACAAGAGCGCAAACATACAATATTTTTTTAAATTTATACTAATAAGAGTAAAAATATTTGTAAAAAGGATGGGGTTGGAGTATGTGTGAGACAAGAGAGGATAAAAATGACAAAAAGCTGTAATGAGTATTAGTAAGTTACAAAGGTTTTTTGAAATTTGGCGATATGTAGGAATGGGTTTGTTTTGTCGGGGATAAATTAGACTTATTAACTAATAGTCAAGTACATAATTTTTTTGATATTTTCAGACTTTGTCAAGCAGTTACGTGTTTGGTAAAAATATACCTTATTATATATGGGATGATATGTGTAAAGCATGTTTTTAAATTTTGGATATTATGGGCAAAGTTAAGGAAAGAAAATTCTATGCGATTCTCATTTGAGCTTTTACACGTTAGACATGTTGTAATCAATGCTTTAACGTTTTAAAAAGGTCATTATAATTTTTCAATCTAGGCGACATACTACCGTATAATTACACGGATAATATTGTAATATGTTAGTTATTAGAAAATTAAAAACCCTATAAGAATACTATTGCTAATACAGATATAGGGTTTAAGTGTGGTGTCGTAAATATTTAAAAAGGAAAAGAACGTGGTGTAAAGATACTATATAATATATAAGTATGCAATAGGGGATGTAAAAAAGATATACCTATATATAATAAGGTGTGGTTACAGGTCAGAGTAGTTTATGAGAGTCTTTACTTTGGTAGTTGCTATCGTAAGGTTGTCGTCAAAAGATACTGAACTTTTTAATGCTTCAATAGAGTCATGTAATTTAAAACACTGATTAGATATTCCATTGCGATTAATTTTAATGGCAAAGTACTTCTTTACTATAGTATATTTATCCAAGAGAACAGGTATAGTATTGATATGATTAAGATACTTAAATATGTTACTATTAGCGGCCTCTTCTGTTTCAAAGAACTTAGATTGTATATCAAAGCCATTATTCCTATATAGATTTATCCATAATCGTATCTTATCTTCTGGGATTGAAGAGCTAGTGTCATTGAGAGGGACTCTCATATACAGCTCTATACTAGGATGGTTAATTAATGCTCCGCTATCAGTTAGCTCATATAAACCATACCCATTACGCCCCACCACTGATCCAGCTAATGTGCTGTGGCTATATGTGTATATATGCCCATCTTTATCATACGCAGGTTCTCCTGATTTAAATCGTTTCATATCGAAAGGGTCATATCCTTTTGGAGTCTTATTGTCATTCATAATAATTGGTTATTTAGTTATTAAATTAATATTAGAGACTATTATAAAGAAGAGGGGGTTGGGAGTAAGGATTAGTTCATATTGCCAAATACAATATGTTTCATAAAGTCTTTATACAGTTGATATATGTATATTTCCTTTATATTAGCAATGAACAGGCTATAGTCCTTGTTGCCCTTCATCTTAGCACATGTACTACATAGAGGAATGCAATTGTCTTTAGTATATCCTATAGCAATATCTTTAATCGCTAAAGTGATATTATTACCTTTATTGACAGTACCACAGCAATCACATACATTATCATATATACCAGAATACTCTTCCATAGACAAGGTAAAGGGTAATCCTTTCTTATTTGCTAAGTATTGTAAATGGACATATCCTATTGGAGGATTAACAGTTTTTATTGCCTTAGATCCTTTATTAGTCTTTTTAGTTTTCATTGTCGTTGATTTATGATGTAAATATAGGGTAAAATAATGATTAAAAATAGGTCAATTAAAAAAAGTGTCAAAAGCCCTGTTTTTCGAGACTTTGTAATTGATAATCAATAAGATAAGTCTGTAATGAGAATCAAGCAGTTACACGGTCTATAATCTACATATTTTAGCATTAGAAAATAGACAGTCTATAATAAGCATTTTATAAGATTTAAAGAGAAGAAAAACAAATCTTGATGGTAGGTGATACTATGGAATTGGTCTGGAGAATAGTATTGTTTGAAACAAAAAGAAGTTCAGGGAACTGAATCCCCAAACCTCTTTAAATGTTATTCAACGTCATCTAACGCTGCTTCGACTTTCTTAGAACTCTTCTTGCTTGCAGGAGCTGGTTCGTTGCTTGCAGGAGCTTTACGAGGAGCTGGCATAGCAGTTTTGTTTGTAAGTAGTTCTTTAAGAAGGTTAGCAGCTAAATCCTTAGAAAGCTCAGCAACCATGCAACCGCCACGAGCTTTATCAGCTGCTAATTCTGCATCGTATGCTGATGTCTCAGGTACGATATTGTTGTTGCTAGTGATAGTCATGTCGCAACCATCACCGAGCATCCCAATAGGTACTGTTGTGAAATGTAAAGGATAACCAGTAAGCTCATCTTCCTTGTAGTAATCTCCTTTAGCAGCACGAATAGATTCTAGTTCCGATTCTTGTAGAGCCTCAAATTCAGCAGAAGACATCGTAGGATCTGGTTTGGTAAATAAGATATGCACATAGCTTTTTACCATCTTAGAATGATGTTGCTTGTTGAATGCTTTGGTAGCTGTTGAATGCTCAGAAGTAGGAAGAGTAGATAGAATGCTCTTTAGTTCTTGGCTTAATTCAAAAGGAAGAACGTTAATTGTACGAAGTCTTTTAGAAGTAATCATAATGATTGATTTAAATTATTAATAAATAAAAAGTAAATTGTCGTATATAAGAAGGGGTTGGGAATGCCGTATATACATTAATCGCCGTATATATACTTATCATGCACTATGCCATTCTTCTTACGGTATTAATACCTAGAACAATTAATTATTTTACACTACACATATCCTTAGAAACACTATTCTACAGAACATGCTTTTTTCTACCATAGAAAACCTAAAATAATTAATATACCTAATACACCAGATTCAGAAAATATTGCCACCAGGGGGTAGCCACCCAGTAAGAAGAGGGGGGGGGATAGCTAGACAGGACCCTTGTCTTTATGCTTCCCATACTTGTTTTTCATGTTAGATATCCCTATCTTTATAAAAAATATAATATGAGAAACAGAAATCCCTTATGTGGTATTTATAGTATATTATGTATTTTAAATAATAAAGTTTATGTAGGTTCTTCTACTGATATAAGGCATCGTTGGTGTCAGCATAGGCATAGTTTAAATAAGATGTTGTTTTCTAATATTCATCTACAAAATGATTATATTTTATATGGGAAAGATAATTTCATATTTTCTGTATTAGAATTATGTAATAATGATTCCTTGTTAATTTACGAGAGTAAGTGGATGACTTTATTAAATTCCAGGAATAGTTTATATGGATATAATATAATGGATTCTTTAAATGGCAATGTTATTATAGAGAATGTAAATGCTAGTAAAGTAAAGTTATCTTTTGTATATTGTATAGATAAAATTACTGGTGATATCGTAAAAGGTTATAGAAAAGATCTTGAGTTATATTTTAATTCTAATTATAAACGTCTAAGTGAATGTTTGCAGTATTGGCATAAGTATAATAAGAACTGCCATAAGTCTTATAATGGATATATTTTTGTGTGTGAATATGATTATGATGTTTCTTTTGACTATGTGAATTATAAAAGACCTGTAAAAGTAAAAGATAGTAGAGAAAAGATTAAAAAAGACATAATACCATATTCGGACAGGAATCTGTTTAGAGTATCTGTTATTGCTTGCGATAAGATTACTAATGTTGAATACGCCTATAATTCTATTGCAGAATGTTCTTTGTTATTAGGGCTAATGAAAAGAAAGGTTTATGAGGCATTAAAATTTCCTTACATGCAAAGAAGTCATCATGGATATTATTTTAAAAAGGCATTATAAAAAGATGTAATGTATGTTTCATATAGTCGTTATGTAGAAGATAATCTATGATGTTTAGCGGGTGTGGGTGTGTATGAAATGGAAAAGCCTAGTTAATTACTCTAGGCTTCAATTTGCAAATATGGAAGTGTTGTTATTGGGTTGTTAGATATAAGCTTGATTTTTTAATTCTTTTCTTACGTGTTTCTCTATAGCAATAATATATTCTATGTATCCTTGTTTGCCGGTAGCTGCTACTAATGGAGGACTTCCTATTGTGTAGAATATTCCTGATAGCAACTCTTTTTCTAATTCAGCTCTACGATCTATTTCCAATTGTTACATAATTTCATTATATTAATTAACAATAACAATTTTATCTATAAATTCAATTGGGGTGCAATTAAATTTTTCAGATAAGTTACATATCGCCATTGCTCTGTTTTTTTCTTTAGTGAGTCCTATTTTTCTTTCAATTTCAACAAATAGACCATTAACTTTTATTGAAGATAAAGTTATTTTTGAAATATCCATAAGTCCTGGTTCGCATTCGATACACCAAAAATCATTATAATCTTCTGTTGATTCTTTTGGCTTTATAATTTCCTTGTAATAGAATTCTACTTTTTTAAAGTCCAATAAAGCTACATAATAATTATCTTCACAATCAAAATCATATCCACTTTTAAAAGATTTTGAATGTTCACAATTTGGGAACGCTTCTATAACTTCCTCAGAACAAAGAAAAAATACAAGTTCTGATAATTCAGAAACTTCTTTGGAAGCTATTTTGTTTTTATCTTCCATAATTAATCTTTTATAAGTTGTTCTATTAGGTAGATACTTCCTCTTTCGACTATAGGGCAAATTAATTGTTTAATTAGTTCTTTTTGCTCATCACTCATGATAGGCTTCATAGGTTGTATTATTTGCCCAGTATCTATCATAATAAGAATATTCTTTTTATTATTTTTTACCGACTCCTCTAATGAGGTTGTATTAAACCATATTACACTAAAATCATCTGGCTTTGTCTTTAGTAATTCTGTTACCTTTTCAATCATTAATTGTTCATGTTCTTCTAATGGACTTCTACAATCATTAAGAACTTCTTTATCAGTCTCTAGTGTAGTATTTACATGTTCCTTCTTTCTGAATAACTGTTTAAATATGTTCATATTATTTTAAGTTTTTAAATGAATACTCTTGTGTTATAATAGTGAAAGAATAATTACAATGGAATGATCCATCTTTATATTTTACCTTTATAGGTTTCTCTACAACTTCTTTAATATGGACCTTTACAATATGTATTATCTTACATTCCCAGTTATGTTTTATGTATGTAAAGGTATGTGATAGATCGGTATTACATTTTACTGTGGTAGTACCAAAAAATCTTTTAATCTTCCTTATTCTTCGGAGACAACGCATGGTAAGTTATTTTATGTTTAGTATTAAGCATTATATAAGAGCGTAAATTTATGGAAGGCTTATCAGCCATTCCTAGTTCTACTACATGGTCTTGCCATTCTAGTGTAAGGTATTTAGGAAGTTTATTTTCTATGTCGAATATAATGTCGTTAACAGAAAAGTAGTACTGAGTAGCGAATATAGCTATCTCTCCTACATGGTCTGCTACCCATCCATCAAACTCTAAATCATGTTTCTTAGAAAACTTATTTACGTATGCGTTACATACATCTTCGTATTCTGTCAGTAATATACTCATGATATGTTTAGTTGTTTGATTAAAGTTTTTAGTTCATTATAATTCTTTATAGTACCATGAAATAACTGATAATGGTTATATGTAGTAATCTTTATTACATGTGAATCGAAAGATGTTTCTAAGTAGAAGTCTTTATACTTATACAATGTCTCTGCCTCTCTACATTTATAGAACTTGAATTCTAGTTCTTCTATATCTTGTAGGTCAAGATATTTTACTCTTGTCCTTTTAGTTTCTAAGAGAATGTCTCTATTGACATTAAATATCTCATCTTTAAACTTGCCATTATCTTTTATCTTAGTTATCATTGCTTGGTATCTAAATCCATGATGAAATTCAGATAATTCAGGGATGTAGTAAAGCGGATTTGTTTCCATATTGATTATTTTAGTTTTTATTTATGTTAGAAATTAATTGTTCTACCTTCTCTCTATCATCATAAGAGTTATGTACGACCATTATATCTCCATTCTCCAATATCTCTATCTTTGGGTTACATGCACATGTAGTACTTTCTTCATGTGTTTTTATATCGTTTACAGGAAGAATATGTGTCATTTTGATAAGTCATTAACTTGAAGTTTATCTGCATACATACGTTGTAGTTTGAGTTTATTTTCATAAGTTAAGTATCTTCCATATATCTCAAATAGTTCTCTTAGAGGCATCAAGTCTTCTAATAGAGCATCTTCTACATATAAGAATAGATTATCTACATCCTCCTTTGACAAATGATTTATATATGTAGTATAATTGGTTCCCATTAATATTTATTTTGAATAAACTTTTTAAACTGATTAGCAACAGACTCATGTAACTTAGTAGATACTGGATGAGATTCTGGCTTTCCTAATATCTTATTGTACATCATACATTGAAAATCTATTGCTATCTTAGAACATAGAGAAGATACCTGCATAGTGCAAGTATCTATATCTAAGCTCCCATCTTCTGAAGATATACTCTTAAGTATAATGTCTTCAAATGCTTTTTCTAATTCTTTCATCTTCAGTTATTTAATTAGAAAGGCAAATCAAATTCGGCATCCCCTTCATTAATATTTATCTGTTTCATTAATGTTTCAGATTCTTTATTATAATCTACTATAGGTTCTTTTGGATCAACAGTAGTTAAAGGTGTGGCTAATGGAGTAGGTGTTGCCATGTCAATAGCACTTACTTCTCTCTTCTTAGAAATAAACCCTCCAAAAAAGTTCTCCTTAGAGCCTTGCTTTACATATAAACATATATCATGTATCTCACCATTTAACTTTACTGAGCCTTTATAATCTGGATGCTTATCACTAGTCTTAAATTTATTAATAAATAAGATAAGATTGTTTTCGTTTAGGTCTAATTTAAATTCTGCCATTTTATTATTCTTTTTTAGTGTTATTAGAAGATAATGATTGTTCTATTAGAAACTCTGCTTGTTTCCCTATAGTACGTTTATTTGCCTTTGCTAAGGACTTAATCTTATTGTATAGATTAACATCTCTAGTTACTATACGAATTTCGTTTTGTTTTTCCATTTGCAATGATACAACTCTTTCCAACATATTCCAAATATTATGATATTTATTTAAAAACTATTTCTATTTAACATAATATTAAAGTTATTCACAAAACAGGCAATTTATCAACAATTAGTCATGCGAGCTTGGAAAATTCGGCGTGAAATTGTAGCTTTGTCGTGCCTGTGAGCTTAGCAGTTGTTAGCAGGCAGAGCGAGGTGATCGAAAGTACTGACATCAGACTGACATCAAGCTCTCACGAACTCAAAGATACCTTCTTTTCTTTGCAGTTGTTTGAGAGCTCAGTTCCTGAAACCCTGATACACAGACTCTGTTACTTACTAACTAATAATAACTAAAAAATTAATTACGAAGTAATAATCAGAACTAAGCATCTCTCTAGGAGATGCGTACTACAGAAGATCTGCTTAGCAGAAATAAGAGTCCCCCAAAATAAAAATAAAGGGGACGGTTCGCAAAAAGGTTCTTTTCTTTCTCACAAGGAGAAAGAGTAAAATAAGAGAAGATAAGCTAGAATGATTCTGTTACGTTTTTATTTTCCAGTTAGAATTTAGATTGAAAAAGAAATGTTCATGAAAATAGAAACAGAAGGAATTAATTTTAGAAAAGATATGTACTAAACAAAAGAAGCAACTCCACTCATGACTCAACTGCGTATAGGTTATGAGAAGCAAGAAAAGACTCACCTTAAACAGTGGGTCTTTTTTTATATTCAAATTTGTAATATGTAAACTTATATAGTATATTTACTTCTCAATTAAAAATATTTATATATGTGCAATACTAAAAGAGAAGAAACTGTACTCACTTCGGAAGAGATAGAAAAAAGGAAAAAGGATTTAATGGAATATTATGAAGAACAACTTCCATTATTAAGACTTCAACATGAATCTGAGAAGTTACAATCGGATATAGAAGAATTTAGGTTACGTGCCTTTGCAGCAAGTGTAAGATTATCCCAACTTATGCAAGGACCTAAAGAAGAAAAAGAAGAAGAGACTAAAGAAGAAGCTAATTAATTTTACATTTAACCAACAATGGCAAAAGTTAATTTGGTTGACAAAAAGATACAGTTGGGTTTAGGAGAAATCGTAAAGTACCAACTGTTATCTTATTGTTATTTCAACAAGATAGTATTAAGTAATTTTGATATAGATTGTTTAACAGTTCTTGCATTACATAAAGAAGCTCCAGAATTATCTAAGTTCTGTTCTTACATGGCAGAGATAAGGCATAATATCAAGATGAAGACATGGAATAGTGAGAAGACTAAGAAATTATCAGAATCTCCTGACCCTTCAATACAATCTGTTAGAAATATCTTATTAAGAGCAGAAAAATATGGATTAATAATAAAAGGGAAGAAGCATCCAAGAAAAGTAAAGATTAATGATAGTTTAAATATTCAAACTACAGGAAATATATTATTAAATTATAAGGTCATATATGTTGATACCAAAGAAGCATAGTGAGATAGTTAAACAACTAGCAAACGAGTTATCTTTAGATGAAGAGTTAGTACAAGATGTAACTTCTTTCTATTGGAAAAATATACGACAAAACGTATCTAATTTAACTCATGAGAGAATAACGATAAGAGGTCTTGGAGATTTTAGGATAAAGAGAAAGAAAGTTCAAGAATTATTAGACAAGTACAATAGCATGTTATCTAAGTTTAATTGTTCTAACTACAGATATATGAAGACATATGAAGAGATGAAGAATATGGTTGATGACCTTAATCACGTAAAAGATAGTTACGATAAGGATATGCAAAGGCTGATAGAACATAAACGAAAAAGAAAAGAAGATGAAAGTAAAATTTCTAAAATACAAGATAATCAAAGTATGGAATAGTAAATGGAATATTCTTTCTGGATTTATAAATTTTATATTTAGAAAGGTTAGGATAGAAAAGATCGCTAAGGAAAGAATATCTATTTGCAGAAGTAATAAATGTGGTTATTATGATAAAGATAGTTCTATGGATAAATCTATAGGCAATTTAGGACAAGAATCATGTGGAGCATGTGGATGTGTAATTTCTATAAAAACCAGATGTTTAGAAGTGTCATGTGGCATGGAAGATATAGATAAATTACCTTTATGGCAAAAATATGATAAAATATAAAAACAATAAGTATTTAGATATAGAAGACAATTCTGAATGGACAAGCGTTTCTGATGCAATAGAGATGTTTAAAACTCCATTTGACAAGATAACGTCTTCAATAAAACAATCTAATACTAAGAAGTCTAAATGGTATGGAATAGCACCTGAGAAAATAAGAGAGTGTTGGGATAGAGAATCTGCTAATGGAAAGATAAAAGGGATAGAGTATCACAAACAGAAATGCTCTTCTAGTAGACGTCTTTCTATCTTAGAAAAAGAAGGAAGATATATTAACATAATATCTCCAGAATCTAAAGATGAGGTGATGTATGCGAAAGATCAGAAGTTTGATGAAGGTATATACTTAGAAAATATAATATACTTGAAATCATTAAGATTATGCGGAAGAGTAGATAAGTTTGAGATAATAGATAATATCTTAAATATAGATGAATATAAAACATATAAAGAACTAAAGAAGGAGTCATTTGAAAGATGGGATGGTAAGGTAAGGATGTTACATTGTTGTCGTAATTTAGAGGATTGTAATTATAATCATGCAGCATTACAGTTAAGCTTATATGCCTATATAATACAAAGGAATAATCCTTCATTATATATTGGAGACTTGACAATACAACATGTATTATTTGAGGTAGCATATAACGATCAATATGGTTATCCTGTATATAAGAAAGATGAAAATGATGATTATATAGTAAAAGAAGTTATTCCCTATAAAGCTGAATACATGAAAGAAGAAGTTAAAAACATATTAAATTATATCAAAAGATGATTCCAGATATATTCAACATAGAAAAAGGTAAGATAGTTATTAATATCAATTGCCTTCTTGTTCCTGAATTAAAAGCCGTACATGATAAGTATAATGATCCTATACCTGCATTTAGTTTTCTACATTATATGTACACGGTAAAAGCTCCTTACTGTAATATTATAGAAGAAGATAAAGAAGAAGTGTTATTACATGACTTTCCGGGAGAATATACATTAGAAGATGATGTAATGATAAATGCAATGAAGAAGATAGAAGAACTATACATATCTCCATCGTACAGGTATTATCTTGACAATAAAATATTATTAGAAAAGTTAGGAAAATTTGCTAGGACTGAATCCATCTCTACAGGTAAAGATGGAACATTCTCTACATTTATAATGCAAGCTAAGTCAGCAGGAAGTACGATACTTGAATTTAAGAAATTAGAAGAAACTATATTAAAAGAGTTATCGGAAGAGATAATAAAGGTACGAGGAAATTCAAAAACAGCTTATGATCAATAGTGAATTTTATACAGATATACCATGTTATAATAATGGAATATGGGAAACTGTAACGTTTGATTCTCATAACGAATTTAGAGATTATGTATTAACTTTATTTAAAGAACCAGGGAAGTATCAATTTAACGATACTTCTTTGCTGTTTAATGAACAAGCATTAAAGTTCAGAAAAGATAAAAGATATTGCGACTACATAGATAGTAGTAAAGATTTTATTAGTTATTGGGATAATGAGAAAGAGAAGTGTAGGAAGGGATGTATCTTTAAGGACAATAAACATGAATGGTATCTTCCACGAGATTATTATATGTGGATTAATTATTTGCCAATAAACCTTAAAGACAAAGGTAAATTAGATTTCGTAGATGTATGGGATAGTCAATATCATTTAGCATTATATGAATTATTAGCGGAATTACATTTCAAACAATCTGCTGTTGTAAAGAAAAGACAATTTGGAGTGTCTTTTTATCATACTGCTAAATTGATAAATCAGATATGGTTTGAAGAATCTGTTATATTAAAGATGGGTGGTACGTTAAAAACATTCGTTGAGAATAGCTGGAAATTCTTAGAAGAATATAGGTCGTTTCTAAATAATAATACTGCATGGTATCGTCCGATGAATCCAGGGAAAGAAGGAAAATGGCAACAGCAAGTAGAGGTAAATGAAAATGGGAAAAAATGGAAAAAAGGACTCAAGGGAAGTCTTGAGTACGTTACGTTTGATAAGAGTCCCACGAGTGGAGTCGGAGGTGCGATTAAGTATTTTTTTCATGAGGAATCTGGAGTAGCTCCAAAAATGGATAAGACTGTGCAATACATGATTCCTGCAATGACATTAGGAATGATAACTACAGGGATGTTTATAGCAGCAGGTTCTGTAGGAGAGTTAAAGGACTGTGAACCTTTAAGAAAGATGATTTACTATCCTAAAGAAAATTCAGTATATCCTGTAACGAATAATCTCATGGATGAGAATGGAAGTATATCAGAAACAGGATTATTTATTCCAGTACATTGGTCAATGCCTCCTTATATAGATAGATATGGAAATTCTTTAGTAGATGAGGCATTAGAAGCAATTACTGTAGAAATGGAAATATGGAAGAAAGAAATTACAAGTCCATCTAGTTATCAGTTAAAAGTATCGCAGAATCCAAGATACTTATCAGAAGCATTTGACTATAGAGAAGAATCTAAATTCCCATTACATTTAGTAAAATCACAACAACGAAGAATAGAAGATAAGCAATATCCTTACGAGACGATAGACTTAAAAAGAAATGATACAGGAGGTATAGAAGTTATAAAATCAAACAAGTTGCCTATTGAGGAATTTCCTATAAAGATGACATTAGAAGACAAGAGAGGTATTATAGTGGTATGGGAAAGACCGGAAAAAGAACTTCCATTTTTATCGTACTTTGCTAGTGTCGATCCGGTAAATAAAGGGAAAACGAATTCCTCTGAATCACTATGTTCTATCTTTGTATATAAAAGACCTATAAACAGAACTAGACATAATTCTTTAGATAAAGAAGTGTTTGTAGAAAAAGATAAAATAGTGTGTTCATGGACAGGTAGGTTTGATGATATAAAAGACACTAATGAACGACTAGAGATGATTATAGAATGGTATAATGCGTGGACATTAGTAGAAAGTAATGTTCCAACATTTATAACTTATATGATTGGTAAGAACAAACAGAAATATCTAGTGCCTAAGAATCAGTTTTTGTCAACAAAAGATTTAACTAATGCATTTGGATTACAAGAATATGGATGGTATAACTCAGGAACTACATTTGAAGACAATATATTGCCGTACTATATAGAATATCTATCTGAGATTATAGATACTACACAACTTGAAGATGGCTCTATAATGAAAAAGACTTATGGTATAGAAAGGATTCCGGATATAATGGTAATAAAAGAAATGATAGCATATAGGAAAGGATTAAATGTTGATAGATTAATTGCCATAGTATCATTAATAGCATTTGCAAAGATTCAATTGGCTAATATAGGAGCTAGTAAGGTTACTGAATATGAGAATAAAAATTTGGAAAAGACAAAAAATATGTATAAATTAAATACGTCTGCATTTAGACATGTAGGGAATAATAATTATCATAGTACAAATACTCCAAATAGAAATCCTTTTAAAAATCTAAAATAAATGGAAGTTTTTAATGCACTTGATTTAGCATCAGGTAAAAAAGCAAAAGCTAACAGATTGGCTAATCTAACACAACCAATACAATTTTTACCAGAATCAGAAAAGGATGAAGAATGGTGTAGTCATAATATAGATTGGGGAGAATGGAACGGATTAAAACAAATTCGCAAATCAGCTTCAAGATTATTAAAGAATTATAAATTAGCAAAAGGAATTATAGATAAATCTGATTATGTATCTCAACAAGATAATGAGATGAAGGATTTAATAGATACCATAACACAGGAAGATGTGTCTGCATTGGAGTTAAGATTCTATCCCATTATTCCTAATATTATAAATACAATGGTCTCTGAATTTTCAAAAAGAAATACTAGAGTTGTATTTATGGCTGTAGATGAATTTACTCATAATGAGATGCTAGAAAGTAAGAGAATGCAAGTAGAACAGATATTGCTGACTATAGCAGAACAAAAGATGTTATCTAATCTACTTGGACAAGGAATGGACATGAATGACCCTGAATCTCAAAAGATGATTCAAGAAAAATTGAATCCTGAAAACTTAAAAACATTACCAGAAATCCAACAGTTTTTTAATAAAGACTATAAAGCGATATGTGAAATATGGGCACAGCATCAGCATAAGATAGATGTTGAACGATTTGGCATGGACGAATTAGAGGACAGAGGATTTAGAGATTCATTAATTGCGGATAGAGAGTTTTGGCATTTTAAGATGATGGAAGATGATTATGATATAGAATTATGGAATCCTATAACTACATTCTATCATAAATCTCCAGATGCACGATATATCTCACAAGGTAATTGGGTAGGAAGAATAGATATGATGACGATTGCAGACGTTGTTGATAAATATGGTTATTTGATGACACAAGATCAATTAGAATCATTAGAAGCTATTTATCCGGCACGTTCAGCAGGTTATGCCGTAGCAGGATTCCAAAATGATGGAAATTATTATGATGCTACTAAGTCTCATGATTGGAATACTAATATGCCAGGATTAGCATATAGACAATATATGTCAATGTGGGATAACTCAGCAGCTCCAGGTGGAGATATTATAAATCAGATAATGTCAGAGAATGAAGATTATGCTCCATTAGGTTCTGCTTTCTTATTGAGAGTAACTACATATTATTGGAAAGGTCAAACAAAAGTAGGTTATCTAACAAAAATAGCAGAAGATGGAAAGACTACTATAGCGATAGTAAGTGAAGATTATAAGATATTAGACAAACCAATATATGATACTAGACTAGTTAAGAATAAGACTAAAAATAATTTACTATTTGGGGAACATGTAGATTGGATATGGATAAATAAGGTATATGGTGGAGTAAAGATAGGTCCAAATAGACCTAGTTTCTGGGGAATGAATAATTCTGGAGGGGTTAATCCTATGTATCTAGGAATAGATAGCAATAAGATAGGTCCATTAAAATATCAATTTAAAGGAGATACTTCTCTTTATGGATGTAAACTACCTGTAGAAGGAGCAGTATTTTCAGATAGAAATACACGCTCATCTTCATTAGTAGATATGATGAAACCTTCTCAATTAGGTTATAATTTAGTAAATAATCAAATACAGGACATTCTAATAGATGAATTAGGTACTGTATTATTACTAGACCAAAATGCTTTACCTCAACATTCAATGGGAGAGGATTGGGGAAAGAATAACATGGCAAAAGCTTATGAGGCAATGAAAGTATTTGGAATGTTACCATTAGACACATCTATTACTAATACTGAGAATGCTATGAATTTTCAGCATTTTCAGCAATTAAATTTAGAACAGTCTCAAAGATTAATGTCTAGGATACAGTTAGGAATACATTTTAAACAACAATGTTTAGAGATAGTTGGAATAACTCCACAGAGATTAGGACAGCAAATAGGACAGACTAATACAGCTACAGGAATAGAGCAAGCGGTAACAGGCTCTTACGCTCAAACCGAACAATATTTTATACAACATTCAGATTACTTAATGCCTAGAGTACATCAAATGAGAACTGACTTAGCTCAATATTATCATTCTACAAAACCATCTTTTAGATTACAGTACATGACTTCGGCAGAAGAGAATATTAATTTCAAAATAAATGGAACAGATTTATTGACAAGAGATATTAATATTTACTGCACTACCAAAGCTAATTATAGAGCCATGACAGAACGGATTAAAGAGATGGCTATGGGAAACAATACATCTGGAGCTACAATAGCTGATATAGGGAATATCATGCAATCAGAATCATTAACAGAAGTTAATAATGTATTAAAAGCAATAGAGAAGAAAGCTTCTGAAAATGCTCAGATGGAACAAGCAAATAAAGAAAAATTACAACAGATGGAAATTGAATATAAGATAAAGGAAAAACAACTTCAATTAGACCATGATGCATTAGAGAAAGAAAAAGATAGAAGGAAAGACATATTAGTGGCAGAGATACGTGCAGCAGGTTATAGTGCGATGCAAGATATGGATAAGAATAATCAAAATGACTTCTTAGACTTTATAAAGATGAAAGAGGGAACGCAGGAGTTTCAGGAATCTATGAATCTACAAAATGTAAAAACACAGAATCAGGTGGATCAAGTATCTGAAAACGCTACCATACAAAGAGAGAAAATGGCTACTCAGATGAAATTAAAAGAAATGGACATGAATATTGCAAGAGAAAATAATAGGATAGTTAATCAGAAAAAAATAGAAAAACAGAATAATAAGAGCAAGTAGAAATATGGTATAGTCATATACTGTCAAAAAAAAAATATTCAAAAGTTCTAAAAAGTAAATTTTTGTAGTTTATTCTTACAATTTTAATTATATTATTAATGTGCTATAAAACCAATAAGCAAAATGGAAACAAAAAAACCAACAGAGAAAGAAACAACAACAGTAAAAGAAGTGGAATTTAATCTTGATGAATTTTTAAGTCCTACAGGCGAGGATGTTCTTGTCCCTAAAGAAGAAAATAAAAATTTCTTCAAAAGGGATGCGATAGATTTATCATTTTTAGATAAAGAACTAGAAAATAAAGCATCTAATAAAACAATAGAAACCGAGCCAAATAATATAGGTAAGACTGAAAAAGCAAGTGATGTTATAGATAAGATAGTAGAGGAAGGATTATCTGATTTGTCAGACTTATTGGACGAAGCTTCTAATACTAAAGGCAGAACAAAGATAGATAAGAACGGTTTAATAGAGTTAACTACAAAGTTAATAGAAAAGAAAGCATTAATTCCTTTTGATGATGACAAACCATTATCAGAATATAGTATTGCAGATTTTGAGGAGTTATTAGAATCTAATATGCAAGAGAGAGAAAGAAAAATAAGAGAACAGACTCCTATAGATTTCTTTGATTCTTTACCGCAGGAGATGCAATATGCAGCAAGTTATATTGCAAATGGTGGTCAAGACTTAAAAGGATTATTTAGAATGTTGGCTCAATCAGAAGAAGTAAAATCTCTTGATGTCAAAAACGAATCAGACCAAGAAGTAATAGTAAGGAACTATTTATCTGCTACTAATTTTGGAACAGAAGATGAAATACAAGAAGAAATAGATGCTTGGAGAGATAGAGGAGAATTAGAGTCTAAGGCAAATAAGTTTAAACCAAAGTTAGATAGTATGCAAGAACAAGTAATTGCATCCAACTTGGAGAAACAGGCATTAAAACAAAAACAACAACAAGAACAGGCTAATAAATATATGCAAAACGTATATAAAACATTAGAACCTGGTGAGATAAATGGAATAAAGTTGCCAAATAAAGTAAGAGATATGTTATATGCAGGATTAGTTCAACCTTCATATAATTCAATAAATGGCAAACAGACTAATCTATTAGGTCATTTATTAGAGAAACATCAATTTGTTGAGCCTAATCATGAGTTAATAGCAGAGGCATTATGGCTATTGGCAGACCCTAAAGGATATAGAGAAGAGGTTAAGAATAGTGTCAATAAGGAAGTAGTAGAAAAAACTATCAGACAATTAAAGACAGCAGAGAAAGACAAAAAACAAAGTTCTATAATTAATGACGAAGAGGACGAAAGAAAGGCAGAGAATAGATTGCCGAGACCAAGTAAAAACTTTTTTAAGAGACAAATATAGATTTAAGAATAATAATTAAAAACAAAGTAAAATGGCAACACCAGTATTGAATAATGGTTATTTATTTCGAGATAATACCATGCAAGCAAGCTCTCATTTAGATTCTTATCATTTGAGAAATATGTTAAAAGACGCAGAACCTGATGATATGGGTCCAGTAGATATTTGGGCAATGTCTCATAAAGTAGAGATGCCTTTATATCAACTATCTTCTTTTAGCGGGAAGAATACTATAACGGTAAAAAATATAAATGGAGAATTTAAGTGGACTACTCCTGTTTCGCAAGAATTACCTTTTATAGTAGAAGATATTGAACCTTCAAATACTAAAAAAGGTATTGATGGACAAATCTTCAAAATAAAATTAAGCAAAAGAGAATTCGGTCATGGTGAGATTATTACTTATGACAAAATGAATGGACTAGAGTTATTTATTACTGCTGATGATATATTGCCGTTGAGTGATGGTGCTATCTATACAGTGCAGTTAGTAAACAAAGAAAATAGTGCATATTTAGATAATAAATATCTTGCTAATGGAACAAAGATGTTTAGTGTTGGTTCTGCAAAAGGAGAGTATGGCGAGAAATGGTCAGACATTACAGTAAAGGCGGGTTCAAGAGAATATTATAATTTTGTTGGAGGTTCTTCTGCACATACTTCATATAGCATTTCTAATAAGGCAGATTTAATGCTTAAAGGAGGAATGAATGCTGATGGTACTATTCCTATTAATGAGATATGGAAAAACTATGATAAGAATATAGATCCTTCTATTACCAAATTAGAAGAGATAGCTTCAAAGATGGGTCCAGATTATATGAAAAGGGCTATACAAAATGGAACATTGTCAAGAAGTTTTATTACATCATTAGAAGCTGCTCACTTATCAAAGATTGCTACAAATATCGAATCTTATTTGATGTGGGGGAAAGGTGGTTCAATTAATCAAGATGGTCCAGAGAGAATTAGATTATCAGTAGGTCTTTGGAAACAGTTAGATAATACATATAAAACTGTATATAATAAAAATGGTTTTTCTTTGGAATTGTTCAGAGGAGCACTATATAATTTTTATGCAGGTAGAGTAGATTTTAAAGGACCAGATCCAAACCGTCAGATTATCGTTCAAACTGGTATGGGCGGAATGAGATTAGTAAATGAAGCTATTAAGAAAGAAGCAGTAAATTCAGGATTAGTAATACAAGGTGCTGCAAATAATGGTATAGGTGCCATTACTGGTCAGGGCATGGATTTGAATTTTGGATTTGCATTTACAAGTTATACAATACCATTCTTAGCGAATGTGAAATTTGTAATTAATCCAGCATTCGATAATCTACAGACAAATGACATTGAAAATCCTATCATTGACGGAAACCCATTATCATCATATTCTTTTATCATATTTGATATTACTGCTAATGGTAATGATAATATCTATCTATTGAAAAAAGAATGGGATCATCAATTGAACTGGTTCTATCAAAACGGTACTATGGATTATATGGGACGTACACAAGGATTTGCTTCTTCTGGAGACTTCTCAGGATATAAAGTTAAAATGGAACAATCTATGCCAGCTATCTGGGTCAAAGATCCAACGAAAATACTAAAGATAACTATGAAAAACCCAATTACTTTGGGATCTTTCTAGGACATAGTTAATTAGATAGTTTTAGAATAGCAAAATGAAAATTAAAGGGAGATTACTTGTTAGTCTCTCTTTTTTTTATTATATTAAATATATGTATGTATAACCTTTAAAACAAAATATTATGTCAATAGCAACATTAGATTATTTGCAACCTACATCTCCAGATGTAAATATAAGTATTGCAACAAAAGCAGGAAAATATAACCAAGCTACGTTAGCTAGATTTGCTCATGTAAACTTAGTAATAGATAAAGTAAATGAGATTATAACTTCTGTAGGAGCTGATGGTTATCAAGGATTGATAGATGCAACAGATCCATGTCCAATAGGATTAAAAGGATGGTATTGGAGAGTAGATACAGGAGGACAGTTTGCAACAGATGGTCCACTTGTAGAATCAGGAGACCAGATTATATGTACTAGTGACAATGCAGCAACAGGTGTATGGTCTGTAAAAGGAAGTAGCTTTATGATTGTACAGAAAAATATGGTATCATCAACTGCTACTATATTAAGAACAGGTACTAGTGAATCTGATTTTGTAAGTCCAAAAACATTAGCAGATGCAGGACTAGCTTTTGCCACTAATAACATATTGACTTTATCTGGTGGAACAAATGCACAATTAGCATTAACAGCAACCACTGGTTCAAAAGGATTTGCAGTAACAAGCACAGCACAAACACAGAATGATTTAAATACTATTAGTACTTCTACAGCAGTAACTACATCAGCTTTAATGAAAGCATTAGATGTAACAATGGTAACTACTGGAGTCTCTACAAATAACATGATAGAAGTAGCAAGATACACTTTATCATCAGAAGTTAAAAATGGTCAATGGGTAAATGCTGTATGTGCAAAGATAGATTTTGGAGCAACAGGATATGTTACAGGAGTAGCAGGAGTAGTATGTGCCGAGTTAGATATGCCGACAACAACACCAGTAGGATTAGCCGGTACATATACTTGTTTTGAAGCAGAGTTGAATATGGCAGGATTAAGTGGTGGAGTACCTATATCTGCAATGTCGGTAAGTGTATGGGGAGCACATGCAACAGATTTTGACACTAATGGATATTTATTTGATATATCTGGAGTAACTTATGGTGCAGGTGGAGTATTTGGAAGTAATTCTGATACAGCTACACGTTCACTAAGAATAAGAGTTAATGGTACTCCATATTACATTATGGTAGCAGAAGCAACAGCATAGATATAATTTAGTGTCCCATATTAATAGTATGGGATACTTTTTTATTTATATTTGTATATAATCAAAACCAATAAAATGAAATTATCTGAATTAATTAGTCTTTATACTAACTTAAAGATTTGTGAAACTCTAAATGGTAAATCCGAGAACATTACTAAGTTTTTATATGGAATAGTAAGGAATATCATTCTTATAGAACCAGAAATAAAGGTATATGAAATAGTATCTGCATTTACTAAAGAATATATAGAGTATGATAAAAATAGAGTAGAATTGTGTAAGCATCATTCAAATAAGGATGGAAATGGGAATCCTATTATTAAAAATAATATATATGACATATTGGATATAGACGGTAATATGAAAGAAGATTTTATAAAAGATTTAGAGAAGTTAAATAAAGATAATAAAAGTGTAATCGACTATAGGGAAAATCAATTATTAGAAATAGAAAAACTTAAAGAAGAAGAAATAGAGATAGAATTATATAAAATCAAATTAGGATATATTCCTGAAGATATATCAAAGCATGTAGGTTTGATGAAGAGTATAATGTGTATTATCGAAGAATAAGAACAGTTTAAAAATATTATTATGAGTATAGGTAATTTAAAAGATAGTGGAGGTAAGGGTACTAATTATCCTTTTCAGTTAAAAGTATTACAGTTGTTAGGTCAGATAGTAACAATGGTAAGTGGTGGAACTCCATCATTATATTGTGATATAATAGCAACTGCCGGACAAACGGTATTTATACCACCTAACTTCTCTTTAGCAGTAGGAGAAGTTCCATTAGTATTAGTAAATGGTATAGCACAACCTAATGGATGGACAGTGCCTATTTTAGATGCTTTAACTTTTAGTCCTGATCCATTATTTGCAGGTGGAGAACATATCGTAATAATAAAATAATATGAAGAAGATAATATTGCTTATAACAATAATGACATTATCTGTATTAGGATATAGTCAGATAACAAGACTGAACATATATTCTATTAAGGATTCAACTACAGTATTTGGAATAGAATTGCCAAGATATACTACTATATTAAATAATTTAGACGGTAAGTTATGGCAGTTAACAGCAAATGCAATATCTACAAAGACATTAGAAACATCTACTAAGAGATTAATAGGTGGAGGTGGAAGTGGAGGAGTTGAAGTAGATCCTATATATGCAGGAGATTCTGTTAATATAGTTTGGTTTTCTGACTTAATTAATATTATACCATTATCAGATACATTGAGTTGGTTAGAACCAGTTATTTCTATTAGGAATTATACTGCATGTACGAGTGGAGATTCATTAGAGCGATATATAGCATTAACAACAGGAAGCGGATGGACAGCGAATAGAGTCTATGAATGTAATGGAGCTTCATGGATTGAAACGATTCCAGTGGCAGGAAATGCTATAACAGTAATAGATTCGGGAAAAGTTTATGTATATAACGGTAGTTCTTGGATAGTCCAATTAACTACTAATTACTGGGTTAAAACTTATGGGAATAAACTATTTAATACTAATGGTGGCGATGTTGGCATAAACAAAACTAATCCTACAGCAACATTAGATGTTAATGGAACTATTAGAAGTAGTTTGCCAATGTATCCAGCCGCATTATATATATCTGGAAAGATGTATCAAAATGGAGATAGTATAACAAGCTTTAATACAAATAAACTTACAATATCTTCGGGTATTAATTCTGGAAATACGGCTTATATATCAATGAGAACAAATAATGGCAACACTGCCACTACCGAACGCTTTAGAATAACTGCAAATGGAAATTTTTTATATCGAAATGTTAATTCTACAACAGGAGCAACCAGGTTCGCTGTATTTAATGGTGATAGTCTTAAATGGCAAACTGTAACGTTATCTAATTACTTATTATATTCAGATACTGCATCTTTAGTGGGAACTAAATATTATATTAATTCTCAAATTGCATCCAATAAGTTTTGGAGCAGAAATATTTCAAAAATTTACCCAACAACATTAACAGATAGTGTAGGAATAGGGACTAATTCGCCGACTGCAAGATTGCACGTTAAAGGCTCAGTAGCAAATTCAACAGCGTATGCGGAAAAAGTAGATAATAGTTCTAATCAAAAACTATTATACGTAAGAAATGATGGACAAATAGAGTTTAAAAATTATACGTTTCCTATTGCTGATGGTGCAATTAATCAAGTATTAAAAACAAATGGTAGTGGCACATTAGGATGGGCAACTGCTACATGGCAACAAGATAGTTTGTTGCGTAAATCAGATGGCACAGTACTCTTCACAACATTCCCAAATGATTCTTCAATTAAAGCAGGAAAGGGAGCGTTAAAATATGTTGTAACAGGTAATGGTAACGCTGCATTTGGTTATAATGCAGGGAGTGGATTAATTAATCATACCAAGAATTATTCGTCGTATTTCGGCATTAACTCTGGCATTTCTGACACATCAGATTATAACAACATGTTTGGTTACGAATCTGGATTACATAACCTATCTGGACATGATAATTTATTTTTCGGGTATAAGTCTGGATATGCTAATACGACAGGTTACCAGAATGTTTATATTGGAAACAACTCTGGATTAAAAGGAGTTGGAAATTATTCAAATGTATTTATTGGGAATAACACAGGAAAAGATAGTACTAGTATTTTTTCATCTGTATTAATTGGTGAGAGCGCGGGCATTCATGCAAAGAATTCATTAATATCAATTGGGGCTAATTCGGGGTCGTGGACAACTGGAAATTCAAATACTTATGTGGGGGTGAGTAGCGGGCAATTGAACACTACTGGTCGTGATAATACTTATTTTGGTGCTTCCGCCGGAATTACTGGAGTTGTTGCAAGTTTTTGTACATTAATAGGCTCATCATCAGGATATGCAAATTTAGGCAATTATAATAGTGCCCTAGGATATAGAGCATTATTTGCAAACACTTCTGGGACTCATAATTTAGCGTTAGGGCACGAAGCTTTATTTGCAAATACAACAGCTACAGAGAATGTGTCTGTTGGCGACAACTCTTCGCATTCATTAAATGCAAGTTACAACACGGTAGTTGGCACATTTGCAAATAATGTCGGAACAGGAACGAGTAATACATTAGTTGGGAATAGAGTTATGTTTGAGGCATCTGCTGGCACATATAACGCCATGTTTGGATTCAAATCAGGAACTGGAAACAGTGGAAGTTATAATGTGTTCATGGGGTCGCAAACTGGTTATGCCACAGCAGCAGGTTCAAGAAATATTTTCATAGGATATAAGGCAGGTTACTCTAATACAGGCTCTGATTCAATTGTTATGGACAATGAGGATAATAGAGCTAATCCTTATTTCTCGGGTAATATGTCCACTCATAAAATGAGAATTAACGCTACGATTGATTGTCCTCGTGGTGTAACAACAGATATGACTGCTCTTAACTTAACAGGCTCGATTAACGACTTTTATCAAACTAATATACAAAATACGAGCACAGGCACAGGTGCTCAAGCTGGGTACTCAGCTACAGCAGATAATGGAACTGCTACGACTAACTTTATGTGGATGGGAATAAATAATTCTACATATAATAATCCACAACCCTATAATGTTGGAAGTGCTGGAGATGGTAATATCCTTAGTCTTTATAATAACTTGTGCATTGCTAATGGTTCGGCAGGAAAAGGTATATACTTTTACACTGGTGGTACTGCAACAAGCAATAGGAGAGCTTTTTTAGATAGTTTAGGTTTGTTTGGAATAGGACAATTAGCCCCAACTGCAAGTTTACACGTTAAAGGTTCAGGTGCTACAAGTGCAACTTATAGTTTAAAAGTAGAGAATAGTTCAAATGCAAATTTACTAAGTGTAAGAAATGATGGTAATGTGATAATAAGTGGTTTACTATCTGCGAAGAACCCTCATTCAATATTATACCTAACGGGTGCAACGTACAGTATTAATCAAGGGGTTAACGATACGACCAAACTAACGCCTACATACGTAACAAAAGAAGCCAACAACATGACAATAGTTTCTAATGCTGCAAGAGTAGATTACGCAGGAGCTTATGTAGTTTCTTTCTATTTTTCTGGTTATGCCGCAAATGGAGATGACTACGAAGTAATCCCAAGAGTATTAAGAGGAGCTAGCTACTTACCCATAAGCGCAGATGCTAAATGCTTATTTCATGGAGATGGTGCTAACGACCCTGATAGTAATGGTTGGAGGTGGTATCTTGATGATTTGCAAGTGAACGATCAGATATCGGTGGCAATAGTGAATAAACAGACTGCTGATTATACTTTCGTTGAGATACAATTTGACTGTGAATATAAGATAGAATAATTTAATTAAATAAAAATATGAAAACAATAATTTTAATTGCCTCAATGTTAATTTGTTCAGTGATTGTTAGTGCTCAAATTAACCCAAATAATAACATGAAAAAACTTATTATTAACGAAAAAGTTCATTTTGAAGATGACAGCTTAACAAGTTGTTATGTTGTGATTGATGAAAGTGTTCATTACGGTAGCTCGATGACGTCTACAGTTACATTATTCACTTATAAAAATAAAAATAAAGTAATAAAAAATAAGAATTATTATTTAAACGTAGATGAAATTCCTAAGGTAATAGAAATTAGCTTAACTAACTCATTGTCTAATTATAATACTAAGATTGCCGAAATTGTTAAGGCGAAGTTATTAATACTTAACCCTACGTGGAATACTGCTAATATAACTATTGAATAATATGGAATCAATACTAGAAAGCTTGTTTCAATTAAGATACTTAGCGATAGCTGTAGTATTAGTAATTACATTAATGGGCATTGCATCAATATTTAAGCCTAAGTTCCCATTAAGTAGAGTAATAACCATAGGAGGTATTATATGCTTTCTTTATATGGTATTGTTCGTTTTAAGTCTATTGTTTTTTGCAGTATATAATTCAATTAAAAGCATGTAAAACATGATATACCTTTGGCTAACATCAATAATAATTTGGATAATCTTTGCTTATTTCGACAGTAAGTTCGAGAAGAAAGAAGATTATCATTTTGCAAGTGCTTTATTTACTTGTTTAGTAGCGTTTTTATTTCCTTTTACAATGGTGTTTTTAAATACCGACATTGTAAATTATTACGAAGGAGTAAAATTTGCAATAACTTTGACGAGTAGTTTCCGCTTAAGTTTAGGGTTAATTTGTTTATTACTAATTAAAATATGTTCTATTCCATTTATAATATTAACAATTAAATGGATAGTATTTGATCCTGCACGCAATAAGTTTATGGGTCAGGATTATTTTTATTATGGAGATAATCCTAAACCTGTAGCAAGAGGGAATATGGATAGAATGTTCGGAAAATATCAGTTTATAATCAAATGGATTTTGTTAATATTGTCAATAATACTTTCAATATATTACTAGTATGAAATGGTACTTTAACTTAACTGCACGGAGACAGATTACAATAGCTGTATTAATATTCGTATTAACAGGATTAATAGGATATGCTGCAATGGCAATAGTTAATGGAGTAAGTAAGATAAGTAAAGTAACTGAATTAGAAAAAGAGGATTCTTTAATAAAAGATAAAATCAAGACACTAGAAGATTGCTATAAGGAACAGAAAGATAAGAGCATTGAACTTAATACTGAAATATGTAAAAGTTTAGGATATATTAATTCCAAATTAGATACTTTACAGACAGGATTTAATGATTTTAAGGAAAAACAATATAAATACAATAAAAGATTATCTGAAGGCAATAACGTATTATTACGTAGCTTAGATGACATTTTTAACATAAGAAGATTGACAAGTAATAACAATTAAAAACAAAGAAATCATGAAAAAAACAAGTGTATTTGTAAAAGGGTTAATAATGGCAATAGTAGGATTTGTTGCTAACTATATTGGAAATACTGATAGTTCGTTAATTGATTGGGCGTATATGGGAATTGCCACAGGAATATTCACAGTAATTTATTTAATTACGAATTTCACGTTCCCATCAATATCAGTAGCAGGAGTACTAGACCTAAGAGACATGCTTAAAGGAGTGTTGTTAGCAGGAGCAATGGCAATTTCAGATATTATAGCATCAGTATCAACAGCAAAAGATATTGATTGGAAATTAACATTAATGGCAGCAATAATCGCTATGCTTGGATATTTGAGTAAAACTATTGTAGGTACAGGAAAAGCAAAATAAGTTGTTTAAATAAAAGTACCTCCCATGCCTCTTTACAATGCACACTTGGGAGGTCTTTCCTTAAATGCTATATAATATGTTTACTAAAGAACAAATATTAAAAACAATAGGAGATAAAGGATATTCTTTAGATAAAAGAATAGGTTATCCTAATCTCGTAGGAGTACGTTTTTTAACTAAGATTAATTCATTTGATGATGAATTATATGTTTTAACTTATGACAATAGTGGAGATATAGACATAGAAAAATATTCTATTACAACAGATCCAGGTTTATATGCTATACATCATACAATTAATCCTAAAGGTACTGCAATTATTGTTCCTGGGTTTTATAAAGACTTATGGACATTTGGATTACATAAGGGAAAGTATAAAGCATTTGTGCAGTTAAATAAAGTATCAGTATATAGAGACAATAATAAAGATAGTGTTTATGATTTAATCCCAGAAACAATAGATAATGGTATCTTTGGAATAAATCTACATAAGGCAGGATTGACTTCTATTGTAGTTGACAATTGGAGTTATGGATGTCAAGTATTTAAAAATTCTGATGATTTTGATAAAGTGCTTAAACAGGCAGAATCAAGTGGGTATAATAAATTCAATTATATTTTATTAAATAATATTGATATATAGTATTATATTTGTACAATAACCAATAAATTTAAAACATGACATCAATTGAGCAAACTGTTAATGCAACTGGCATTAAAATAAAAGCATACTGTGATCCTACTAAATCTAATTTAGGATTAGAGAAATACGACCAAGCAATATTCCCAGGAGTATGTCATAAGGAACAATTATCTTTATATGAAAACAACGGAGTAAAGAGATATATCACAGGACTAAATGAATTTGCTCCTGATGTTAAATTAATCTCAGACCCTGAAAAGAGAGAAGCTAAGATTAAAGAGATAAGAACTGTTGTTGCTCAATTAGAGAAAGAATTAGCTTCTAATATATTGAATATAGAAGATGCAGATTTTTGGAATAAGGTAGTTCTACTTAAACCTAACAATGAAGATTTTTGGGGAAAGATAGAAATTGAATGTAGAAATGAAGATGTTATATTAGATATAAAGAAAAATCCATTTGACTTAATAAAATATTATGCGATAGAAGCAGGTGGATTTGACATGATATCTAAAAGTTATGATGAGATTAAAAGTTCTCCTAATCCTCCTAAGTTTTATTTAGAGAAAGACATAAGTACCATTTCTTCTAAATTAGAAATAACTAAACTTAAAAATAAAGCATTAGCAGAATTAGAGAAATTATATAATAAACACCAGAATAAATTATTTTATGTATGTAAGGTAGTAGATGGTAATAGTGTTCAGTATAAGAAATCTACTCCAAATGATATCATGTACAATAACATGGATAATTTTATAAATGGTAAGGGAGTAGAATCTAATATTAGACGTGCAGTAACTGCTTTCAATGATGCTGCAAATTCTGATATGGAATTATTAAAAATACGTTCTTTAATAAAAGATGCTACGTTTTATCATATATTAAAGACTAAGTCTGATGGTTTTATTTGCCACATGAAATCTGGAGCATTATTAGGAAGAAATGTATCTGATTGTATAGAGTTCTTAAAGAATCCATTAAATGATGCAGTATTAGCAGACGTTACTAAGGCAGTAGAAGAATATTGGAATATTTAAATAAATAGTCATGTTAAATAATACTATCATATTAAAGGTTAAACAGAGGTTGAATAAACTAGATAGTCAGGATTATGACAATTTAGAAAAGTGGCAAATAATCGAAGCCTTTAATAAAGGAATGGTAGATTGGTGCAGAAGGAACTTACATGGTCTTAATATAGTAAAAGAAGGGGACGAACAATCTACTAGGAGAATAGATGACTTACAGGTATTATTAACAACTACTACACCTTTACTTACAAAGAGAGGTAATTATTACGAAACTGATTTATTGCCAGAAGATTATTTACAATGGAAGAGATTGTCTGTATCAGCTAAGAATGATTGTTGCATAGACCCTAGACCAATGAAAGTATATATGACAGAACAGGGAAACTTAGATATAGTATTGTCAGATAAGAATAAGCAACCAAATTTTGAATGGGCAGAGACATGTGCTACCCTTGGAGGTAATAAGGTACAAATATATACAGATGGAACATTTGAAATAGTAAATCCAATATTGACATATTATAGACAACCAAGAAGAATTGCTATTGCAAACGAACAAGATCCATATACATTTCAAATATCTCAGGTAGATGTAGAAAGTGAATTTAAGGATGATTTGAATGAGTTATTTATAATGGAGGCTGAAAAGATTATAAGTGGAGATCTAGAATCTGCTAATCAGACACAAATAAGTACACAATCTGTAGAAAATGACAATTAATTATTATGGATGATAAAAGAAAATTAAAAGATGTTTCTGCTGAAACTATAAAGAGGACTCCTACAGTAACTGGAAAGAATCCTTTATTGTCAGATGATTTATTGAAATATGTAAATTATCGAATAGAGCAAGAAGAGATGTCTTCAAGATTATATCTTTCTATGTCTTTATGGTTAAACAATAAAGGATATATGGGTGCTTCTAAGTTATGGAAGACATATTCTGAGGAAGAACAAAAACATGCAGATTGGTCTAAGCATTACTTATTAGCAATGGGAGTACAGCCAACAACATGTACATTAAACGCTCCACAACAATCATTTTTAGACTTACCAGATATTATAAGAAAGTCATTTGACCATGAAATAGAAATATCTATACAATGTAAAGATTTAGCTACAGAAGCTTTAAAGAAAGCTGACCATTTATTATATTCTTTAGCATTATTGTACTGTAAAGAACAGATAGAAGAATGTGATAAACTTCAAACTTACTTAGATAAGTTAGATGCTTTCGGAACAGATAAGGTAGCGTTAAGATTATTAGATAATGAAATGGGACAATAATTTGGAAAATATAAAAATGTTTATTATATTATAATATGTTTATATATTAATTAAAAAATAAAATTATGGCTTATTTTAATCATGCGTTTAAAATGGTGTTTCTAGGTACACACCAAACAGCTGCCGAAGCTTTTGTAGGCGGAGCAGGAACAGCTTTGACACAAGCTGGTATTGATACAGGATTTGTGACTTCTACTTATACTACAAACGGTGGTACTGGTGGAGGTAGAAGACTGACTACGGCAGATTTACAGTCATTTGGTATGGGCGTAGGTTCTTTTGCGTTTTTTGCTAAAGACACTTATCAAATTGTAAATACAGCAGATTTAAGCGGAAGACGTTGTTGCCCTTTAATTCTTGCTAGTGCTTCATTGATTCTTACAGACAAGTTAAATCCTTTTGCAGGAGGTTATCAAGAATCTACAAAATCAAAATACATTAATCCTAAATATATACAGAAGGTATATAAAGTAGAATCATGTACTCCACAGCAATCAGTAACAAGTATTGGAACAACTCCATATACTAAACAAACAGTAGGAGTAGTAGCTACAGTAAATACATTAGTAGGTGGAACTGGATATGTAACAGCTACAACTTATGCTACAACTGGAGGTTCTGGAACTGGTGCAACGTTAACAGTAACAGTTGGAGGTGCGGCTGCATCTGCTATTGATGCGGTAGCGACAGCTTCATTAAGTGCTGGTGGTACAGGTTATGTAAATGGAACTTATTTTAGTATTGGAGGTACAGGAACAGGAGCTTCTTTTGCCTGTACTGGAAACGGTAACATATTAAGTGCAATTGGTTCTGTTGCTACTGGTGGAACAGGATATACAGTAGGAGATGTATTAGTTTTGGCAGGAGGTAATGCAAACGCTACCGTAACAGTAGCAACTGTAAGTACTACTGGTGGAGTTATTACAGCCGTAGCTATTTCTGATGCAGGAACAGGATATTCAGTTGGAGACGTATTAACAATAGTAGGTGGTCAAGATGATTCTACTGTAACAGTAGCAACTATTACTGCTATGATTGGTGCAGATACCGCATGTTGTTTTAATTTTCTATGTGGAGAAACTTATTATCTACGTGTAGATGTAAAAGGTTCGCCAGTATTAAGAACCCTTAATCATCAAGCATATCAAAATATTCCTGC